CGCGCCTAATGGCGGCCTTGTCATTCATGTTGTAAACCTGAGAACCTGGTTGCACTGCTTCCAGGGTGCTCTTGAGTTCCTGATCGTTGATGGAACAAGTCCCATCTTTCGACATGCAAACTAACTGTTGTCCAATAATCAAAACCTGAGGGGCCTTTGAAATGGCGTATGCCCACCAAGCTCCGAAAGTCATCTTCTCCCAGTAGTGTTGTCCAAGCAAACACACAGCCTTAAAGGCGGTGCATGCAAACTTAATGCAACCATAATACAAAGGCGAAATTGCCAAAGTAATAGCTGTCGCATAATCGGGGAAAGCTGCAATAGCCCTCCGATTGGACTCAAGCAAAAGCAAGAAAGCCACCCAAATTGCTTTGAGGTAGTTCCAAACCATTAATGCACAGAACTCGCAGTAGTACCATATAAAATAAAGTACGTTCCCTAACTGCGTAGCAAGAAAATTCAACACGCGCATGCAATCGCTAGTCACACCCGGGGCTAGCCAGTAGGCAAAATCCCGGATGCTCCCAAAGAAAGCATTTACGCAGCCGACTACAGAGTAATCACCTCCGTCAACAATGTCACAGCCAAGATAAAAACTATAATTGTCTCCAATTACGCATTTATCCGGCTTCGGTTGCTGCATAGGCGTAAACCTATGAAACTTCTTCTGGACGTTGTAGTAGGGGCCGGCGTGAACCGACTCCAACTTAAAGTTGGGCCTTGGATAGGCCACATGGTCAGCTTGGCTGTTTAGTACATAGGGGCCCAAAAGGGACCCAATGAATACCGCCATTGATGTGCTCGCCCCGGGGAAAACCATGGGCGAGGGACGTGAGGGAAAGCAAAAGCTCTCCGATTGAATCTCAAGGTCAGATGCCGCAGTGACAGGCAAAGCACACGACAACATAATTGCCAATGCAAAGCCCCACTTCATGCGAAACAACTTTCCGTCCTTCTTCTTCCTGTAAGTGACCCGAGTCTCCACAAGTAGAGGTTCAAGGTCATCTTCAAATTCTGTGGCGGCCACGTTGATGCAGCGTTTAGTAGCCTGCACATCGTGTCCGCCCATGGTGCAATGGCGAGGCAGGACTGGTATTTCTGTCACTGTCTTGCATATGATGCCATCTGCGTCGCGCTCCAAAGAGCACTTCTTGCTGTCACACGCGCCCGAGACAAGGGTAAACCCAAAATCTGGCACGTGGCACTTTCCACCATTCTCCTCAACGAATCCGGGACTGAGCTGCAAAACTTCTGCTGGCACAGTACCATATTGTCGGGAAATCTTCGTCGTCTTCATCCCCTGTTCAGTCATGTGACTGATAGTCTGTTTCATGTACAGGGGCTTTCTGATCTTGTTGCGGAAACGGTCGGTCAACGATACAAATGTCGTCCTCACGTTCCCACACAGTTTCCTGATGCCTCCTAGCGATAATAACGGCTTGAGAGACATCCTGGAGGGACACTGAGACACTTTCGTGCTTGCGTCCCCCGAAGGACCCCCGGCTCCGCCTTTCGGCGGTTCCGGGGGGGTCGGATCAACGGTTCCGGAGCTGCCCACGGATGCAGCTACAGTGGCCAGAGTCAAAAACCCTGCCCAAAGTCCGGGCCCGTTGCCCGAAAAACCAGCCGAAGCCGGTAAAGACGCGCCGTCAGGCGACGTCTGGTGCTGGGGCGCTACCCCAACTTTGCTTGCCCCTCCCTGGGGGCG